TGTTTGTCTAATGTTGTTTCCACTCTAACAATTCTCTCTTCCACCATAATATCCTTATTTGTTTGAGCCAATAGCACTACCCGTAAGTATCGCACCAAAGGCTAAGTGAAATAACCCACCACCCATAAGGGTAAAGGGATTGTGCTGTCCTGTCAGTTTCTTCATCAATTCCATTTGTACTAATGTGTCCTCTGTTGCATTAATTATGTCCATAAACTGTGAAATATCTGGTCTATTAAGTCCGTACCAAACTGGTACAAATAGAAAGTCGTAAAAACAAATTAACAGATAGACTGTTAGAGCAGTCCACCTCCAATGCATTGTGGATTTTTCTATCTCTGTCATACACAGGGAGGCTCACACATTAAAGCATCAGTACCTATAAACAGAACCGCTATAAAGGCGATTACTCCAACTGCTATTGCTATTATCTTCATCTATTAGTCAGCCTCCATTGTCAATAACAGTTCCACCATCTTCTATCCATTGTTGGATTTCTTGGTAATCTGTGTTTGCTTCGTCTAATGGTACGCAAGAAGTAATTCCATTTTTTACCATAGTAAAATTTATAAATCCACCCATAAAATAATTTTTTTCTACTGTACTAATCATATTTTTTATAGCTCCGAAATTGATGTGTAATGTAAGGCCATTACATCGCAATTTGTTCCTGTTCTATAAACAGTAAAACCAGCATCATTTATTTGGCCTGTAGTTAAAGTTGTGTTGGTAGTTGAAGTTCCAAATTCATAAAAACTACCTTCTCCAGAAGTTCCATCACCGGGTGCGTATGTTGTAATTGTAGGTGTTGCTCTTTTTGTAACAATATGTTTTATAAATCCCCCAACATAACCGTTATTTACAGTATTAAAGAAAAAAGCGTGCCGACCATTATCAGTAGTTGTTCCCGGAGTGGTTGCTTGTGCATAAGATTTTTCATAATACCTCTGACACAAAGCCAGTTCCTCACCATAACTTCTGTGCTCAAAGTCTGTGGCTACTGTGCCTAGTTCTAGTTGGACTCCTGTGATATTAATATAATTAGAAGTGGAGTCTGCAAAGGCAAGAGTTCCACCAGCATTTCTATCAGTATCTGCCTTTGTTTCCCAAGATGTGGGAACTGCACCAGAAGAAAGACTACTACCGCTATCAAGCCACCATTCTATAAACATAGAGCAAGCATTATCATCACCTAAAGCACCTGTTGTATCACCAGCAAATGTTAAACTTTTCTGTTCCCAAGTGTCAGCAGAGTCAATAGTTACCGTATTACCAATCTGTCGATTATTGTCCTCATCCTTCAAATTAACTTGTATATTCCCTGTCTTATTACACTTAACCCAAAAGGAAAGAGTAACTGATTCAGCACTAGCAGTTCCTTTCTTTAATTGTTGTAAATCCTGACCCTCAATCTTATATTGAAAGGTTAGCCACTCACCAGAAGCAGGAGAGGCATCAGCAGTTGTACAATCAATCTTTAATGAGTTGGCAAAACCAGCAGGACCGCTACTATCTTGAGTAATGGTATAAGCACCTATAGAACTCTCAGTAAACTGCCAACGGTCTAATGAATAATCACCATTACCAATAGCAGCAAAACTTGTTCCTCTCTGTGATATTTTCATAGCACCATTAAGAATCATATTCCTTCTACCAGCAATACCAGTAAGACTAGAGCCATCTCCAGCAAATGAAGTAGCAGTAAGGACACCTTCTGCGGTTAATGAGCCTTTCTCTACTGCATTACTCTGAAATATAATATCATTCCCAGAGCCATCTGCGTTTAGGGTTAAATCTTCTGCGGATGATTTAAGTGTACTCATTTCGGATACCTCCCTTTAATTTCGTTTATCTTATCAACCCAAGTTGTCGTGCCATCTCTGTCATCATCGAACTGCATCTCGAATTGGTTTAACTGGTCGTATTCTGCCTTGCGGTTTCTAGCGTATTCTTGGGAGTCGTATTCTGCTTGGAGTCTAATTACTTCAGCATCTATAGCAACAACTTCTGCATCAGTTGTAGTGTGTCCATCTTTCCAGACAATCGGTTGAATTTCAGATGCTGTATTATAAAGTCCTGTATATAAAGACCTTATAGCATCTACTTTACTTGGTTTCATTGAAGTTCCTGACATATTTATGCTCCTAATCTAAATCCTGAAAAATAACATATTGCATTATCATTACTATCACCAGTCCAATAACCACTAGCGTAAACATTTATTGTATCGTCTGCAGAACACTCAACTATAGAGAAACCAGTGCCTCCCTCATTGTCATAACCTGTTTCACCTTGCCAATAAACCCTTCCGTGCTGATTTGAAGTTCCTTTCCTTATTCTGGCACTAGTATTATTTGTATTTGTTCCCATATGAGAAAGTTTATATACTACGAAATACCAACCCGCTGTTCCTATTGTTATTTCACCACCACTCTCAGAAAGGTTACTACCGAGTTTTACATTGTAGCCCCAATCTATAATTGCGTCTGATGCGTTTTCTGTATTACCATTCATTCTAAGAAGCCAAGAATCAGCATCACAATCTATTACTGGTAATAGTGATGCTGCAGCCATATGAGAATTATCAATAGAACCATCAATAAGTTCTGCCGAGTCAACCGAGTTTGTTGCTAGAGTTCCAGCATCGACAATCCCATCTGGCAAGCCACCGACTGATATGCCTGTTACTGTTCCGCTTCCGTTAATTACTATTGCCATTATTCATTCTCCAATGCTTCAATTCTTTCTATTAATTGATTTATCACAGATATATACATTGCATCTTTTTTACCAAGTTTAGATGTATATGCTTTTTCACCTTCAGGTATTAAATCATAATCTGGGTTGCGTATTTCTTCTAATCCTTGTTTGTCAAATTCATCTATTTCTATTGTGCTTAACCAATAATCATCAACAGATTGAATTTCTTGTGCAATAAACCCTCTATTACCACTTGTACTATTATGTCTTTCTGGGTTTCTCCAGTCGAATGTTCTCGGTCTTAATTGTTTGAATTTACTTACATCATAAGTAAAGTCATTTATATTTTCTTTTAACCTCTCATCAGAATTTGAACCTATACTAGTATCTGTTGCTGTTAAATCACCATTATTATCAATTCTAAGGTGTTCTGTTGGATTAGAAGCACCATCTGCTGTTGTTCCAAATTCTAATCTTCCGGGCATATCATTAACACCCGGAGTACCAGCAACTCTACACCTAATATACCCAGCACCGCTTACTCTATCAGTACCATCAGCTCCAGACCAATAAATACTACCAAGATAATCATTGGCATTTACGATAGTATAGTGTCCACCACCGTGAGCTGTAGACCTAGATTTAGTGAATAAAAAAGCTGGCCCACTACTACTATTAATATGCATTCCTATTCCAAATGAAGCTTTGTCATCACTATTACCTTCATATTGAACCATTGGTTGATAGCCACCAACCCAAGTATTTGAAGTATCTTTGCCTATTAAAATTCTCTCATCTGGAGTTATAGACAAAACTAAAGAATCACCAGCCGCAAGTGCACTACCGTGATTTATCTTTAAAAAATCGTCTGTATCATCTATTCCAATAGAATAATTTGCTCCATTTCCTTCAAATGTTATCTTACAATCTTCTTCTGTTTCATTACCAATATGTAAAGTAGCTCCATACTCATCTGCAAATGTTAATTTTGCTTCAGCATCTAGTTCAGTTGTTGTACTACCAACAGTTACCAGTTCATTAGCAGTTGCATTATTTAATGCTGTTATTGGAGTGGATATTCCAGTTAAACTAGAACCATCACCATCACTATTCAGTAGAGTGCCTGTGGCATCTGGAAGTGTAATTGTTCTATCGCTGCTCGTATTAGGAGCTGTGACAGTTAGTACCCCTGTACCGCTTGCGTGTCCTTGAATTTTTACTTTAGCCATTTATTACTCCTATACTATTACCCAAGTCGAACCTGTTGGTACAGTGACTGAGTATCCTGTGTCGATTGTTATCGGACTAGCCGATAGTGCGTTGTAATCAGTTGAAATTGTTAAATCTGAAGATATGGTATGTGTATGCTCAAAGAAACCTAGAGTTACTCCACTAGCACCAACAATAGCTGTACCATCTGCTCTCGTATAATTTATACATTGAACTTGATTAGCAGCTGTCGATTGAAAAGTTGCTACATCTCCCGCTGCTGTTGTTATGTTTGCCTCTCCCGGCAAGTCTAAATTAGTAGCGTGATGTGTCATTGTTAAAATGCCATCAAACTGTAATGTGAATTGTCTATCAGCAGCTACAGTAAATGCTGCAAAGTTAGTAGTTCCTGTTACATCAAAGTAATCACCATCTGTATCAATGACTGTAGGTGAAGCAGATGCTATATCGCCACCTTTCTCTGTCTGTATATAGTTGCCATTTGCATCTAAGAAGCCACCTAATTGTGGTGAGGTATCATCAACAAGGTCGCCAGTAGCGGCATCTTCAAAAGCTGGAGGTGCACCTGCACCAGCACTTGTTAATACTTGTCCATCATTTCCAGTAGCAACCGCAACTGGGTCACCTGAAGCATCATAACTAATTATATTTCCATCAGTACCACCTGCCATTTTAGCAAGAGAAACAGCATTATCTTCTATGGTTACATCACCATCGTTTGCCATTGTAACATCGCCACTTAATGCTGCTGCGGTGAAACCTGTTCCATCACCAATTAATATTTCAGTAGTTGCTAGAGCAACTTCAGATAAAACACCCGAACTGTTTGCATTTCTTCCTAATATAGAATTAGCTGCAACATCTTGGATATGTGCAAAATCAACACTAGCATCTACATAGTGGTCGCTATCTATTGCCTCGTCATATAGTAAATTATCAATGGTAACTTTTTTACTCGTTCCTCCGTCATTGACGAGTAATTCTTCACTTCCAGATGGTGAGGTTAATTCTGTTAATGCCGATACTTTTTTTGTTGCCATTATTTACTCCGTAATTATGTATGTAGGTGCTGATGAAACAGAGGACTCTATAACTAGATGGTCAGTTCCATTCTCAAGTTCTATTTCATAGGCAGCAGTTACAGCAGGGTCGAAATCTCTCTGCCATTGCCTTCTATTTGCTAGTACAGTTAGAAGTTTCTTTTTCTTCCAATACATTAAAGTCTAAACCTCATCTTCCTTCTACCAATTCTTTGTCTGTCTATTAGAGATTTAAGTTCGTCTTTAATTTCCTCTATGAGTGGCGAATACTTTGTGATAACTGGGTCATCTTTTTTCTTAGAAATCTTACCGCTAGGCGTACCCTCATACGAGCCACCTTTAATTCCAGAACGAGAATCGCTTGGAGTTTTTGTAGTCTTGCTTTTAAATTCATATACTGTTGCCTCTGTCTTTCCTTTTTCGTTGTTTGATTTAAGTTTACTACCTTTGTAGGTAGGTGCTTTTCCTTCTGATTGAACATCCTCAAGGTCTTCTTTTTCCTCTTCCAATAAGGAGTCCAATGTGTTCATAATATTATCTAGTTCCGTTAAAGGCTCAGGTTCATTAGCAAACTTAATATCGTTTTCCTGTATAAACTCTTCTTTAGATAATGTATCTTCATCATCAATATCATAATACCTATCATAGACTTCATCAAGCATTTTTGCCCAGAGCTCTCTAATCTTAGCTTTAAACCTTTCTATCTCCAAGCTATCAGCAGAATCATTAATTGTGTTGTTAAATATGTCCACTTTTATTCCTATATATGAGAAAATTTATTCCTATATTTGCCATCTTTGGTTTCACTAAGTCGCTTCTTTTCACGCATAGTCCATTGTGTATTTGTATTGCCAAAATGAGGTTTAACCTTGTTTATCGAGAATATAAACTTAGCTTCATCGCCACACTCGATACACTTTTTAGGTTCCTTCCTATCTTTAATGGAACACACCTCGTCAAAGATGTGTCCATTTTTGCACTTATAGTCATAGATGGGCATTATTTCACTTCAATCTTTTTTGCCTTCTTATCTTCCGGTAAGTTTAATTCCATATCTACTGTAAGAACTCCATCTTTGAAGTTCGCATTAAATACCTTTAGATAATCCATTAAAGCCCATTGTCTTGTAAAAGCTCTCTGTGCTATACCTTTATATACAAAGCTATTAGTATTCTCTGTATCATCAGCGGAATTTCCAGTAACAGTTAGAGTGTTGTCTTTTACTTCAACCTCTAAATCTGATTTTGCAAATCCAGCTAGTGCCATTTCCAGTTGATACTTATTATCTTCCACTTTTTTTATATTATATGGTGGATACTTAGGTATCTCAAACTGAGGTAAAGATGATAGTTGGTCGAATATACTATCAAAACCTACTGTCAAATTTCTAAATGGGTCAAACGTTGTTAAATTATTCATGTTTCTATTCTCCTTTATTAAGCGAGTTATTAAAATAAGATGCCCTTAATGAGCCATCTCGGTTTGTAAAAACCCCTCCGGTTAAAGAGGGGTTTAGTTTTAGCTATTAACTAGCTGGTACTACGAAGCAAACACCTGCATCATTACGCAATTCCTTAACACCATAAATAGTGTCGGAAGTGAATAAGTCACCAAGATATTCCTGCTTATATTGTGTCTGTGAACGCACACCAACTTGCTCTGCTAGAACTAGAGCATCTTTGTGCATTAGTATGCCAACACGCTCAGTACCTCCACCAGAACTGCCAGTACCACCGCCTGAAGCAGCAGTATCACAGTTAGTTGAGATGAATACATCGACACCATAGATTTGACCAATCTTGCCTGTTTTAAGGGCATCGCCAGAACCAATGTATGCTTGTTCTGTGAATCGGTTAATACCTAAAAGGTCATTAGCACATACTGGTGGAACAATCAAAGAACGATTGTCCATCGGTACATCTGCATTATCAAGTACAAGTATCAATGCACGCAGACCATCATCATCTAAGTCTGCCTCATTTGTACCTGACCAAAGAGTAGTGCCAGAACCGATATAAGCAGTAGTATAACTGCCATCAGTAGTCGCACCACTTTGGAAACCCTCTCCTAAATCAATTAGGTCGGAGTCCACTTGTTTTGCCAAAGCATAACCAGCATCGTCAGTATAAAACTTCCTCATGCTTGCTAAACTTTGTACCTCTGCGATATCCTCAATTAATTTTGAGTATTCGTAGTGTTTATTTAAAGATACATCAACGGTAGTATTTGTAGCTGCCGATAATGTAACCTGTGTGTTTGCTGCTTTAGCACTAGCTGAACCTCTTGAGGGTACTGGTATGTGTATAGTGTCACCTTTTTTCCCCTTATGATTCAGTTTAGTGACTAGATTAGCAACCACTAAGTTACTTTTATAGGCACCAATAACCTCGTCACTCCATAATTCTGGAATGAAGTTATTAGCAACTGCAACCGTAACTTGGTTTGTTCCTAAAGCCATTTGACTTTCTCCTTATATTTTATTTAACCCTCCCATCTTGATAAGCTGAGAATATTTCATCTGCTAGCGAATCATATCTGTTAGGGTCAGTTTGTTTTAAACGAATTAAATCAGCCCTACGGTAGATTTTTTTACCCGCTGTGGATTCACCTGAAGCTCTTGATACTCCCTTACCTGTTTTTAAAGCAGCTTTTCTAGTAGTTTCCTTTTCCGCTTCCACTTCCTTTGTCTTGGAAATCATTTCCCTTTCCTTCCAAATCGTTAGAAGTTCATCAGCGGAATCGAAATCATAAGCGTCTGCTTCCTTAAACAAGCGTTGACGTACCTTACTTCCTTCAATCCACTCCTGAAAGTCGGGACTTGTAACAACGTCCTTAAAATCAGGGTGCGTTTTTTCGAGTTGTTGTGCAGTCATTGAAGCTTGTTGTTGCTGTGTCTGCTGTGTAAACTCTCTGAATTTTGGATGTCTTTCAATAATTGTCCTAACAGCTGCTTCAGGATTATCATAGAAATCTAAATCTTCAGTGTCGGTAGTTGTTTCTTTGTTATGATTTATCTGGGTTTGAAGAAATGAATCAGTTAACTTTCTAAGTTCGCCAATCTCTTGGCCCTTACGACCTAGTTCTCTCTCTAGGTTTTCGTAAGCTTCAGCTACTTCTTTTGTTGACTTACCTTGAAATTTCTGTGGAAGTTCCTGTTCCGGTTCCTCTACTGTTTCAGTTGGTTCATCTTGAATCGCTAAAGTTTCTAATGTATCTTTTTCAGTTTCCTGTGTTTCCTGTTCAACCTCAGGGTCTACAATGTTACTTACCATAGTCTTACCTCCGTCTATATAAGATTGTGGGGGTTAAAAAAGTTAGAGCTGGACTACTCCAGTTGTTCTAACGCTAGTTTGGTGCTCTCCTCTAAATTAATAATCATGTTTAAAGTAAACACCTGTCCTCTACGTTCATGTAGAGTACCTATATCTTTAATATCATAAATTTTTTCCAATGATTCAGCTAGTTCCGTATACTCTTCTACGAGTGAACGCCAACCATCACGTTGAAACAAATCTAATCTTTGTTCTAATAGTTCTGTATCTGTCACTGATTCATAGCCTTAGCTAGATTAAGGACAGTTTCCGAGTTTAGATGTTCCACTTCAGGAATATTACGTGCAGTTTCCGACTGTATTCCTTTTATCTTGACCATCTTCTCAGCTAATTCTAGTTGTTTCTTAGCAAGAGTTTCATTAGATGTCTTATCACCTGAATCCACTTGCAACTTCTGTGCTTCCGCATATAGTTTATTAATCTCCGCTTTAAGTTCCTCTAGTTCAAGCATTGATTTTTGCATTTCTATTTGTTGTTGTTGTTGCTCTGCTGGGTTAGGTTGCAACATTTGTTGTACTGCGGCTACTAATTTATCTCTATTATTCAGAGAAGAGTTCTCAAAGATACTAATAAGGATAACACCAAAAGCTGGTGAATCCTGAGGTACCATTGAAAGTAGTTGAACCATTTGAGTTGTTTCCAACTCTTTAGCCATTATACCTAAACTACTATAAGGAACAAACTTATAATCTTTTACTGGATAACGCTTAACATCAAACTGTATTCTTCGCCATATAACTTTATTTACCATTGGAATTAGGAATGAATCTTGGAAATTCATTAATGTTCTCTTCTGTCGTTTGATAGATGCCGCTTGGAGCATTGACATTCCACTAGCAGTAGAATTGCGAGGATTAGCAAAGTTACTGTTAGCGGTATCCATAGCACCAGTACCCATTTGAACCATTCGTTCTAGCTCTGCAGATTCAGTAAACGTGGAATTGGATAGGCTACCGAAATTTAGAGGCATTAGAACAGACTTAGGGTCCCCGTTAGTGAGGATGGTTTTACCCGGCCTTACATCGAACTTAGTTCCACGTGGTAAACGAGTAGCATCGAGGCCCATCATCGGGTGTGTCGTGAGTGCTAAAGCATCAATACGTGCTCTCAGTTCGGCATCTAAAGCTTTTTGGGGGTTGTATCCCTTTTCCGCAATACCTCTTCCCCAGAATCTATTTGGAACTCTGTCATGCTGATAGGCTATAAATGGTCTATCATGCATCATGTATGGATTTTCCGCTGCTTTTAATACTGCTGAATCATTAGCAATAGTAACAACAGCTTCAACTAATTCATCGTCTTCATAATCAAATTCATGTATCTCTCTTGTTCCAGTAGAGAGAAACTTTTTAGGAACCAAGCCCCAATATTCTATAATCTTTACCTTATCATCTTCATTAAGTATCTGTGAAGCTTCATCATTAAAACCAAAATCAGCTTTATCAAAGCTACCTATTGGTTTATCCATATAGATACCTTCCGTAATTCCCTTAGTAATAAGGTAACGAGGTTTAGTTACAACCTGTGCTACACCTAATGCTTCATTAATATTAGTTCCTGTAGGGTCAATAACAAACTCTTTAGGGGAAACGGGTTCCACTTTAATACTAATATAAGGAACTTCCTGAGTTTCCACTGTAGTTGTTAGGGTACCTGATACTGGCTTCTCTAAAGGTACAATCTCTGCTTTTTCCGTAACAAGAACCTTAGCTATACCTGTGCCATATATGGCTCCATTTAGCAAACATTCCGCAATGGCAGCTTTTGCACCATCTTTTTCCAAGTCCTCATGAAGTAGTTTACGTACATATTCCACATCCTGTGGTTGCATATCAAGAACATCATCCTCAATATCAAACCAACGTTCCCGGCCAAATGTTGCTTCCTCTAGTTCGCTGACAGTGGCCTCAATAGCCTGTTGTGTGGCTGGGGATATTAGTCTACTTTTCTCTGATAGCCTAGTCTTATCCTCTTCATCCCAAATACCACGCCATAAACGGTAGTATTCATCCCATTTCTTTTGGTAGTTAGTGTTCCTATGTTCTTCCCATATTTCCACCCTTCCTAACACCCAGTCCTTTAAATGTTGATGGGGGTCAATATAAGATAGTTCTTTTTGTTTTGCCATAAATTAGTATCCTGCTACTGCGTCCATAGGTTCCCATTCATCCAACTCTATACTACCTGCGTAATCTGCGACACTTACTTGGTCTATGTACGCTAACGAGTCAAGTAAATCGTCATGACTTAAAGGTGAAGGGAAATCCATCATTTGTGAAATAAAGTGATTATTCCAATCAGCCTTTCTAAATTTAATTCTACCATGTTCCAAGCGTCCCTGCAAAGCCCATGTTATTCTATCTGTCTTTCTTTTACCACCATGAGTAACATCAGTAATGTTTACCCACCTACCTTTAGTTCTCATTTCATCTTCAAGGTAGGGCATGATTGCATTCTTTAATGCTCCCGCTTCAATACCTACTGTAGTGGCTTCACTATCTACAGCGGCATTTAAAATTCTATTCGCTGTTTCCTTGATGCCCCACCTACCGTGGTAAATATCCTTTACTAGCCATTCATCACCCACGATTTTAACTACTGCAATGGAGGTTTCATCTAACTTACTTGACTTTAAACCTCTATCCTTTATAGCTTGTTCAAAACCTGCTGGGTCAACAGCTACTACATAGTGGCCTATCGTGCCTTCCTTAAAATCTCTATTGTCCTCTACGTAAGTAACCCATTCCTCTTTGAATATACCACCACTAAAGGTTTCAAAGGTTGCTTCAAACTCTTGTCTAAAGGCTTGAGTGGACATTGTACTCTTAGCCGCAGCAATTTCCTTAGGGTCCAAGAGAGGATTATCAGTTGACTGGTACTGAAATGATTCCCAATCATCCTCTGCTTCACTCGCTTCCATAAATAATTTATAGAAGTGATTCTTCCCTGCCGGAGTCCCAATAAAGAGTGCACCACCCTTTACATCAGCCAGAGTTGGTCTTAAAATCATTTCCCACACTTCCGGTTTCATGGAAGCATATTCATCTAGGACGACATATTGTAGTCCTACGCCCCTTAGAGTGTCAGGCCGGTCACTGCCTTTTAAATAAATCTTCCTATCGTTGATTAAAGTTAATACTGCTGTATTCTCATGGGCGGCTTTGATAACATCCTTTCCCAAATCCTTTAACATACCCCACATAATGTCTTTTGACTGTTGGAATGTGGGGCCAACATAAAATACGTCTTTGCTTTTACTCTGTAAAGCATTAATCAATAGAACCCAAGCAGCTAATCTGGACTTCCCAAAGCGTCTACCTGCCGATACTACCTTAAAACGAGCCTTGGACTTAAATATTTCCATTTGAGCATCATGAAGTGCTACCTTAATATCAGCCACTGGCTTCCCGTATCACCTCGCCTTCAAAAGTAGCCTGCTCTTCCGCTTCCTTTTCCTCTATGGCCTTTACGGACTCAACAATAATGTTTATTCCTAAATCCCTATGCTCATGTTTTATTTCCACTGCCTTATGTGCAGGTATTATC